CGTAGTTCTTTGCTAGTGCTACATTAAACGTTGGAATACAACCTTCAAATACTTTATTGATTGATTTAACATCTAATCTAATTTTTAAATTCCTATCTATAATCCTATAAATAAGTTCTTCATATTCCTTATTATTATTAACAAAACTATTAACCGATGCTAATGCTGCATGCCCTGTAATAACTCTATCGTTTAAAGCATTTAATAATGTGATAATATCATCTGTGACAATCATACCATTATGTTTGTCTATTCCTTGCTTGATAGCGTTTTTAGATGTTACACCATACCTTAGATTTATCTCATCATATACATAGCAAAGTATCTCTTGACACTCTGGGTATTTTTCCAAAATAGCAACCTTTTCAGTTAATCTATTTGTCGTATTGATTTCATCCACCATCACCTGAACAACCTTTAAATCTGTCATACATTCTCCTTTAAAAATTTCTCCACCACTTCAATCACATACTCTCTTTCTTCTTTAAAAATTCCTTGATGAACTCCTATATGAAGTCCATCTCTTCCAACACATTCTGCTGTTGGAAACTCTCCCATCTTATGTCCCATCCATTTATACCCAGCACTTTGAGTAGGGATAGAACAGAAAAGAGTTCTACTATCTATGCCATTCTTCTGTAGATAATAAGCAAAATCATCTCTTGAAAATTTTGCCCCTGTATTTACTATGATGGGAAATGCGTGAGGTCCTATTCTTTCTCGCTCTCCTTCTTCTATAGTAATAAACTCATCAAATCTACTAAACTCCATTGAGTAGTAATAATAGTTTTCTCTTCTTTGTTCAAGGATTTCATCAGCATTTTCCATAGTTCCAAGTCCTATAGCAGCTTCTAACTCATTCATCTTAGCTGAATATCCTATCCTTGGAAATATAAATCTTGGATCTACTTTTGAATTTTCGCCTGTTCTTTGAGGACAAGCATCTGGCTCGCTTTGGATAACACATCTATTACAATCACAAAGTCTTCCATGATTTCTAAGAGATTTAGCTAACCTAAAAACTTCTGGGTCATTTGTAGTAATCATTCCACCCTCTACAGATGAAACTATATGTGCTACATATAAACTAAAACACCCAGCTAATCCTATAGTGCCAACCTTGTGTCCGTCTATCTCAGCTCCATGTGCTTCTGCGGCATCTTCTATTACAGGTATTCTATCTGCTTTTGGATTTTCTAAAAGTTCATCCATGTGAACTGGCTTACCCATTAAATGAACTGGTAGCATAGCGATTGTATTTTTACTGACAGCATCATTAATAAGGGATCTATTTATATTTAATGTGTCAATATCTATATCTACAAACTTAGGAATAAATCCTGCCTGTAGAATAGCGTTAGAAGAGGCAATAAATGTTAATGCCGGAACTATGACTTCACTTCCTCGCTTTACTTTATTAATGTCATATAAAGTTGACAGGGCAATAGAAATAGCTGCTGTTCCGCTATTAACAGCTACAGCATATTTAGTCCCAATAAACTCAGCGAACTTTTCTTCTAATCTTTTTACAAACTTTCCTTGAGAAAGCTTATCGTCATATATTGCTTTTTCTACATAGGCCTTAGCAGTATCTGTTATTGTTAATGCACCGAATGGTACTTTCATAGTGTGTCTCCATTATAGTAAACTATTTTACTTCCTTCATTTTCAAACTTAAATGGAACTTCAAGAAAATCTTTCATTACTGATCGTACATATTTTTGTTGCCAAGGATTAACAAACAATAACATAAAACCACCACCGCCAGCGCCAACTAGTTTTCCTCCCAGTGCTCCAGCAGATAACGCCTTGTTATATATTTCATCAATTTCTCTATTTGATACCTTATCTGATAAACTTCTTTTAATGTCCCAACTCTCCTTAAGGAGAAGGCCAACTTTTGTAAATTCTTCATCAAGGATAGCAAGTATCCCTTCTTCGGCAAGATTTTTTAGTTCAGTATAATCACTCTGTTTCTTTTCCATATTCTTTATTTTATCACCCTCTACTTCATTGGCAAATCTTGTAAAGCCAGTAAAGAAAAGCATTAATCTACTTTGAAACTCCTCCCTTACTTTAGGTGGCAAGAATACAGGAGATATATTTATTTTATCTCCAAAAAATCTAATAATATTAAAACCACCAACAGCAGCGGCTACTTGATCTTGTGAGCCAACGCTCTCTTTAATCATATCTTGCTCTACATGAATAGCATCTTTATAAAGTTGTTCCTTAGAAACCATCTTTCCTTGAAGCCCATATAGAGCATGTAAAAGACCGACAGTAAATGATGAACTTGAACCAAGTCCAGCTCGTGCTGGTAAGTCTCCTGCATGTTGCACTTCTACACCAGACTTTATAGAATCCATGTCAAAAAATTTAAAAACTTGTTTTACGGCAGGATGTTTTATTTCCTCATATTTGCTTATTAATTCTTCCTTAGAATAAACTATCCTATGCTTATACTTAAAAAATGGTGGTATTATTCTCGCATTAATATAACAATACTTATCTATTGTTGTAGATATTACAACTCCTTCATTTTCTCTATACCAAGAAGGTAAGTCAGTTCCACCACCAAAAAACGAAATTCTAAAGGGCGTTCTTGAGATGATCAAAATAGTATTTCCTCCACTAATTCACATATTGCGTGTCCAATTAATATATGAGCTTCCTGAACCCTTGGGGTTGAGGTTGAAGGAACCATTACAACATATGAACAAAGTTCAGATAGTTTTTGTGGTTCTCTTATATTACCAGTTAAAAGAATTGTTGTCAAATTTAATTCCCTTGCTTTTTTCATTGCTCTCAAAATATTTTCTGAGGCTCCTGAAGTAGAAATCCCAAAGAGAATGTCACCGCTTTTTCCTTTCGCTAAAACAGCTCTCTCATATACCATACCAAAATCATAATCATTTCCAACCGCTGTCACAAATGATGAATTTGTATGTAAAGCTTCTGCGAAAAGTGGTGCTCTATCTTTAAAGAATTTCCCAGATAGTTCAGCAGCTAAATGTTGTGCATCAGCAGCACTACCTCCATTACCACAGAATAAAGCCTTTCCACCTTTCTTAAAAGTTTTAACCACTTCATCAGAAATATTAACCAATAGGTTTTCCATTCCATCTAATTTCTTTGAGACGCCGTTGTGTTCGTAAATGGCATTTTTAATTATTTCTATTTTTGCTTTTGCCTTCATTATCTGTTACCTCCAAAAGTAGCATAAATATTTTTTTCTTCAATCTTATATTTTCTTCTGTAAGTTCAACTACTTCCTTCGCGGCCTTCTCCATCCTCTCCTTGAACAGTTCACAAAGAATTTTATTCATTAACTAAATATAGACTAGTTAGTTCAAAGTTTTTTACTAGTGAATCTATTATCTCTCCAATACCAGCTGTTGTTATTTTTGTATTTTGTGTTATTAAATTTTCAACAAGTTTATTTGTCGAATCTATTTCTATTAAAACTTTTCCATCTTTTTCCTCATAAGAAGTTACTCTACCTACCATATTACTTAAATCAAATGGATCACATGAATAGACAAATAATTTATTCTCACTAATCTTACTTTCCAATTGTTCTATCATTTGTTGTTTATCATAAATACGTCCATTTGGGGATTTCTCATTTAGGTTAAAATTAAGTTCTACTTTCATTTACAACTCCACTATTCTATTGTGTAACCAATTAATCGTCTTCTCTATTCCACTATATAGTGGAGTTTTTGGCTCCCATTTACATTCCTTATATGCCTTACTACGGTCAAGCCAAAGACCATTTTTAAAACTTGGTTTATCTTTATTATATTTTATTGTTAAGTCCTTTCCAGAAACCTTGATTATACTCTTAACTAAATCAGATACAGAAATAGGTAGCCCGCTTCCAACATTATATATTTCAAAATTAGTTTTTTGATTTTCAATAGCTCTATTAACAAAATCAATTAAATCATCTACATATAGTAAATCTCTTACTGTTGAGCCTTCTCCCCAAACTTCTATTTCTCCACCATTGGGAGTAGTAAGAACCTTATTAAGAGTTGCCCCAAATACATGAGATTTTTCTAAATCAAATTTATCGTGCGGTCCATATATGTTTGAGTGTCTTATTACAGTAAATTTTATATTAGGAAGGAGTCTTGAATAAAACTCCATCATTTTTTCTATATAAACTTTAGTCCATCCAACACCAAAATAATTGTCATTAATATCACCAGTAAAATCTTCTTCTGTAACAGCTCTATCTAAATCTTGAGGATACATTACTGTACAACTAAAGAATATATAATGTTTTACTGGACCTCTACTTCTTTCATTTAATACTTTAATATTATTTGTTTCACCTTCAGGCCCCATTTCTCTTGATTTGTCATACCCTTTATCATGTTTCAAAAGTTCTTCCAATATTGTGACATTCATTATAGCATTATCTGTTACATGAATGTATGGACAATTAACTATATCATTTGCTCCAGAGGTTGAAGCAGCAGCATTAATAATAATATCTGGACAGCTTTCAAATACTTTTTTAGCATCATCTTTTTTAGTCAAATCACAATGATCTTTTACTCCAAGATTTTCTTCTACTAAACCCATTTCATTTTGTGAATGAAATGGCATTTCGTCTTCTGTTGGTTCTCTAAGATACTTTATATATTCATAACTTTTTTTTATTTTTCCATCTTTGTCTTTTGTTGTTCTATCTATTATTTTCTTATCATAACATTCAACCCAATACTCTTTTTTTCTGGTAAAATGTTCACCAACTTTGACGAGTTTATTTTTAGTGTAATATTCAATAAGATTTTTTCCTATAAAACCTTCACTACCAAGAATTGCTATTTTTTTATTCGCTACTCCCCTCGCTATACTCATTTCTCTATTTCTCCTTTTACCCATTCGTATGTTTTTTGTACACCTTCATAAAGATCTGTTTGTGGTTTCCACCCTAAATCTTTTTTTACTTTATCAATACTACACCTTCTTCCCTTAACTCCAACAGTTCCAGGAACATTCTTTATTGTAAGTTTCTTTCCAGATACATTAATTATCATTTGTGCCAAATTGTTTATTGAAATAGAATTTGGATTTCCTATATTATAAGGACCGTGAAAATTAGATTCCATTAATCTAATTATTCCATCTACTACATCTTCCACATAACAAAAAGCTCTAGTTTGAGTTCCAGGTCCCCAAATCTCAATCTCTCCACCATCTGGTGCTTCTGCGACTTTCCTACAAAGAGCGATAAGAGATTTTACATCATCTCCTTTATATTTTATTTCAGGCCCATAAGTACTAAAAAATCTTGCTATTTTAGTATCAAGATTTTTTTCTTTTTTATGCTTTTCAAGAGCTTGCTCCATATAAATTTTTTCCCATCCATAGCCAACTTCTGGCATTGATGGATAAGCCATTTCTTCTGTAATTGGTATAGGATCAAATGAGTTAGTAGTATGAGCTGGATATATACAGGCAGAAGATGGATAAAAAAATTTTTTTATCCCAAGAACGCTAGCTGCTTCAAGCATGTTCATGTCCATTACAACATTATCGTGCATTATCATTGATTCATTTTCTGAAATGAATTTAATACCACCAATATTTGCTGCAAGATGAAATACATAATCAATGCCACTAACTGCTTTATAACAATCAGATGGATAAACTAGATTACATCTTTTATAATCATCAGCTTCTGAAATATATTTTCCATAAGATAAGCCAGCTGCTCTAACCCAATATCCTTTTTTCTTTAATCCTCTTACTAAATAATGCCCTATAAAACCATTTGCTCCAGTTACTAAAGCCTTATTCATTATTCCTCACCTTCATTTTTTATTATATATTTGTTCTCATTAAATTCTTTAAAAAATTCTTTTGCTTTCATATTAACTTCATTTCTATCAAAACCATAATCTCCCCATCCTTGTTCTTTGATTACAGTTTCAACATCAGCATGTGGAAACTCATTCATTATGCCATTTTCATCGGAACAGTTTATTATTTGCATATTTTTACTTGAACCAAAAATACTTAAAAATCCAACCTTAAATTGAACAAATGGTCTAGTAGATCTCATATTTCCTTTAACAGTTATTACTGTTTTTTTATGATCTGGAGTCATTTTTGGCATATACACTTTTTGCCAATTATTATTTACTTGTTCCCAATTATCACATCTAAATTTAATATCATCCTTCCATCCAAAATCTACCCCAGCAAGAAATATTGGGTTATAGCCAAGAAAACTAGCTATGGTTAATGCATTATTAACAACACATCCAGAAAACCTTAATCCAACTTTAATCCAAGGAAACATTAAAGGAAATGTAAATTCAAAAAATTCTTGTCCAGGAAAAACTCTTCTATAATAGAATTTATCCCATTTCCACGCTTTTATCATTTTAGGCTCTGCATTTGGGTGTGTAAGTAGTGTTGAACCTTCCCAAGAAGTTTTCTTATTATCTAATTTTAATTGATCGTTATATGAATTCCATAAAGAATCAAATGCACAAATAAAATCTGGTTTTCTACCCCATTTAACTGGGATAAGTGCTGATGAAGCTCCTACTATAACTGGATTATTCCAATTTTTTAATAGAGGGGCTGCTCTATCTAAGCTAGCTCCTCCACCTAAAATCATACAAGGTCTATTCATTGGCCTTGGCATTCTAGACATACACATATCTTTTTTTTCAAATTCTTTCTTTATAACAGGATAGTTATCCATAGCATTACTAATCCACTTAGGATACCACTTTCTAAAATATGGTTCCTTCATAAAATTTTCATGTGTTGATTTTGGTTGTTGTGGTTGTGGTTTTGAATCTGCCATAAGCTCCTTAAATGTCCAACAATTTGTTGTCGCCTCTGTCTATGAATTTTTCGCCCTTATATTTCTCAGCGAAAACAGAAGCTTTCTTCACAGCTAAATCTCTAATCTTTTCTATCTTTATTAGATATTTATCAATATTAAGACCGCTTGCTATTGTTATATATGCCCTGTCTTTTAGGCCTTCATTAGAATGAGTATTTCCAATTTTACCTCTTAATATTCCAGGAATCATACGAGCATTGGATATTCTTGAGGATAATTTATCCACTACACCAGTTAATATATTATGATATTTATCTACATTTTTTATGTTATAATCTACATACATTGCCACTAAACAATTCTTAGTTTCTTTGTCAAGTTTACCGTACTCAAACTTTGGCATTCCATCCTCTAAAAAAGAATTACTTAAGTCTATAAATCCTCCACCAAATACAACACTATCTAATTCTGATTGATCAAGTGTTAAAGGGGAATAAGCATCAGTAGAATATTTTTTAAGCATATTAATTATGTAATCAACTCTCTTTAAGATATACTCATTTATTTCATCCCAATTATTTCCAATAGTTTTCCTCAATCTTTCATTATCAAAAATAATAACTGATACATTTTGTATAATAGGCATAAGACTATTTAATGCTTGAACCGCATTAGCTAATGGTGGGTTTAATTCTTTTTTGAAAGGAAGCACTGTTACTAGAAGAACTTTATTATTATTTCTCAATAATATTCTTGACAGAGGGTTAAGACAAGAGCTACCACTTCCTCCACCCAAAGAAGAAAAAATCACAACTTTTTCATCTCTTATTGGTTCACATATTTCTTCAAGTTCTTCAAACGAATTAGACCAAATTTTTACCCCAGTTCTAAATCGCTTTGATGCGCCTTCCTCAGAAAAAGAATAAACATCAAAATTATTAAAATTTACTGTGTCTTGATGAGCAGTAGAGAAAAGGATTGCGTTTTTATTAAATTTAGTTGCCAATACCATCCCACAGTTGCCTAATCCAAAAACTATCATATTTTAACTCCTTCTGGTAATAAAAAGGTTATGTTATTTTCCATTATCAATTCTTTATCAATATTATTGCTTTTTTTTAAATTTTCACTTGTTTCAAGCGGTCTTAAATTATTAATATTCCAGCATTTAGTAATCTCATTCTTGTTTGAAAAATTATATATGCTTGTTGGTATTATATGGTCTAAATTCCAGCAAGAACCATAATTTTCCCACTCCATATTTTTATTGAATTGTCTTTCAATATGTTCTTTTAATTCAATCAAAGAAAACCCAAGCATTTTTAATGTTGGTTTATTATTTTTTTCTCCTTGTAAACATTCATTTATTCTTTTTGAAATATTTTCTTTCATTCTAAAAACTGGCTCTTCTTTTCTTCTTCTATTTCTATTTTCACGAATATTTTTTATATATTTATTTCTATTAAGAGCATATCTCATTTTATTTTTATTTTTTAAATCTACTTTATTTAATTTATAATATTCTTTTTTATATTCTAGAATTTTTTCTTTTTTTTCTTCATAGCGTCTTTTACTTCTAGTTATGATACATTTTTTACAAATGTTTCCATTATAAAAACAATCTAAATCCAAAATTTTTTCACAAACAATACATAATTTTTTATCACTTGATTTTTGTTTTTTCGCATTAAAACATTTTTTACACACTCTTCTATATTTCTTAGTATCTTTTCTATAATAAAACTCATTTTCATCTTTTATCTCTAAACATATTTTACACACTTTCCCCATTAATATCCTGCCTCCTTTTTAATTTTCTGCAATTTTGAGTTGTATTCATTGTATGCTAATCTAGTTCTTGTCCCTAATTGTTTCTTCAATATTGTGTTTACTTTTTCCTCAAGAGCGTCTAGCTTTTCTTGGGTTAAATTAGATTCTGTCTCTATTGTAAAAGTTGTACCTATTTCTATAGATTCGTATTGTTTACCTTGCATCCTAACAGATATACTTCCACCTATTGTAATTTTTGATTCAGCCATTTTTTCTCCTATATAAATTCATCACCTAAAATTTCCTTCATTTTATTTTTTACTTTCTCATTTCTAAGTATAGCAGCTCTCTTAGCTAATCCTTTTTCTTTATTCATAATTCGTAGCCGTGTTTCTTCAGGTAGTTCTCTGTAAGACTTAAGGACCACGAGAAGATCTGGACTAAGATTGCCTCTTTCAAACTTGAAAAGTATTCTTTTGTCGCTGAGAAAGCCTTTATAGTTTGGCCCTTCATCTCCATTTTTCTTGCTCCATTTTATTATTTCATTATAAGTCATTACTAAATTAGTGGCAATACTATTTATATCTTTTTCTCTAAATCTATGCTGATATTCTTGAAATGTATCAAATGCTTCTTGACCAACTAACTGAGGCGGGAACCTTTTGCCGTGCTTTTCAAACTGACAGGCAACCCAAATATAAGCATCCCAATCAGGAAGATTAGAATACATATCGGCAGCTTTAAAAAAGAACTTCCACCATTTAGAATCTTTAACAGTGTGGCGTTTATAGAGAGGATAACCGTATTTACGATACAATGAACTGAAAGCTTCAGTTAATTTAAATACTTCCTTTTCTATGCTCTTCACCTTTCTTCCTTAATATTGAAAATATATTCTCCCAATTAACTTCTAATTTTGAATAGATACAAGTTATTTTCTCATTATCTATCGGACACTCAATGGTTTTTCCAACAAAATATTTAAAAGCCGCATCTCTAACTTCTTCTGGAATAGTTCTAGCAAAGCAAGTTTCACAAGTTTTATTCATATAAAGTAACTATATAGAAAAGTTTTAATTTAGTCAAGTTCAATGAGTAAAGATAAATTAGAATAACGGAGGAAATATGAAACTTAGAGAGTTTGTTGATAAATTAAAAAATTTTAAACCAGGTGAAGAAATCACCGATATGCCAGCTAAAAATAAAATAGACCCAACTAAATGCGCTATATGTAAAAAGTCGTTTAAAGAGGGAGAAAAAGGAGTTGTTTCTGATGTTAGTGGAACTCAATTCCATCAAGAATGCTTTGATAAGGCTGCCGGTAATGATGTGTTGAAGAAGAGACGAACAGATAATCAATTGCCATATGGCGAAGACACTATAGAAGAAGCAAAAGAAAAGAAAACTTGTATGTATTGTCTTAAGAATAAGAAACCAAAGGAAAAAGACTGGATACATTTGCCGAACGGCAAAATGCTTTGTAAAAAATGTCAGGATGAAATAAAAAAAGCAAAGAAAAAATTTATTTAAATCTTTTCTGGTTGTGGGGCGTTAGCAGGTTTTTGGATTTCTCTACGAGTTCCAATCCCATTTTTAGGTTCTCTTTTTGGCATAGCAGACTTAGCTAATCTAGCTTGTAAGTCTTTTATAACATCATTCTTTTGTTGAATAATCTTATCCTTTTCATCTATGTTAGTTTGAAATTGTTTTACTTGTGCTTTAATCACATCTAAATCTGTTGTTAATTCTTCAGCTACTATATCATCAAAAGTCATAATTACCCCTATATATAATCGTCGTCTTCTATTGCTGGGATGAATTCTGTTCTTCCCTCTACTTCATCAGCAGGAACTACTTCTACGCCACCAGCTTGCATTTCTCCATCTCCTAAATAATCATCAATTGCTGGTGCTACGTGTACATAAGTTACCTTTTCATCTTCCGTTTCGTCAGGTGAAACTACTTCAGCAACTTTAGTTATTACTTCCGGCATAACTACTATTGCATCTTCAACTACTGTTGGTATTGAAGTTTCTACTTCACTTACTGGTAATGTCCCATAAACAGGAGTTACTGGGACAACTGAAGTTCCGCCAACCATTGTTTCAGATACAGTAGTATTTAATAAGTTAAAATCACTTACTGTTTTAGCAACAGTTTCTCCAGACCTAGTCCAGCAGTAAATAGTTTTTCCTTCTGCCAAATATGGAGTTAATAGTTCACCAGTTATTATTTTTACTTCTTTATTAAACTTAACCATTTACCTATCCTATTCTTTAGTTTTAAAAGCACCCTGTTCATAAGCACTTCTTCCTATCTCTATCTTGAACAAAGTTTTATTTGTGTTTCCAGTTATAGCCATTTGACCAGGAGTATTTCTTTTTACTTTAAATGGAGCAAAATCAGCAATCCATTTAAGTTCTTTAACCTGTGTCTGTGGAGTTTTACCTGATGGATCTAAATATGCGGTGTGTTTATCAATACCTATTCCATCGGCTCTTAAAATATCAAACAATTCATCGAGATTTATTTCTACAACATCACCAATCTTTAGCCCAGTTAATTTACTAAATATCTTTTTATCTTCTAAATTTTTTAAAAAAGTCTCTGGTGAACGTTGTTTGCCAACAATATTTGTTCCAATTTTTGCTTCAAAACTTATCCTATTTACACCTTTTGCAACTTTAAATGTTTTTCTTAAAAATTTAGCATCTTCATTCTCAATTTTTCCAAAATGGAAAATATAATCTGGAAATGTTCCAGGTCCATTTGGTTCGTGTTCATAATAAGTGCCACCATCAATCTCTGATTTTGTACTTGTATTTGGAGCAACTAATTTAATTGCCATAACTTCTCCAACTTTCTTCTCTACATTAACTTTTAAACTTCTTTTCTCTGGCTGGATCATTGGCCTAAAATTTTTAGCTAAATCATCTGATATTTCATTAATAAACCTTGTGTATAATTGTTTTACATTATGTGATTCTGACAAGAGTTTTTCTAATACCACTGCGCTTGTAACTCTATCTATAGATTTATTCGCTTCTTTTTTAAAGTCTATATATTGTCCAGATTCATTTATTTTAATGTCGTCTCTTTTAGAAATAATAAATGCTTTAATTCTTTGTTTATTACTATTATTAATTTCAGCAGCTTTAAACTCTTCTGGAGTTTTTAATATTGTAGCTCGTACATATATTTTTAAATCATTTCTTCCTTCGAATAAACTTCTATCCTTAACTAAAACACCTAAAACATTCTTGAAATTAGTAGATATTTCTTTACCAGTGCTCTCAATAACATTATATGGAACAAATTTTTTTGTTCCAGGCATAATCAAATTTTTTGATGCTATTTTCTTTACGATTCCTGGGCTTAAATTATCTATTTTTCTAGTTTCAATAGCACGTACTAATTCTGTGATGTACATGCCATTATCTTTACTATTTTTTCTTTAGATAATGAAGATATTCCACAGTGGAACTTGCTTTATATTTTCTTTTATTATCAGCCTTATATCTTTTATAATCTATATAGAATAAGTTATAACTACCAAAACTTTCCATTATTTCTTTTATCTTAGGTAATGACATTAATCCTTCATTATTATATGAAAGAAAAATGTGTTCTGCTTTTGCATTTTTTAATAAGTGATAAAACGAATCTTCTATTGTTGTCTTACTACAAAAAACTGACTTATTGTAACTCTCTGGCAAACCAGTTATTCCTTGAGGGCTGAATTCTTCTGCCGAGATGATTGTGTTTAGTAGATGATAATTGGACCCATATTGTCTAGCGTTATATGGAGGATCTAAATATAAAATGTCAGAATTTACAGTGACTATATCTTCTGCTTTACTATTAAATACTTTATTAATATCATTACCAAGGCAATTTCCTGCTGGTTCTAATATAAATAATTTGAGAGCAGTCTTCTTAAATTTTTTTAAATAAGCACCATATACAGAAGTTGTATTTGCTACTCTATCGGCAGATTGAATTAAAGATGATAATGCTTGAATTTTACAAAGAAAAGAAAGTTTTGTAGTAAAGATTTTGTTTCTAATGGCGTCTATTTTTTTAGCATTGTTCTCAGTAAAATACATTCTTCCACCAGCAGGAGAATAATGCTTCCATATAAAACCTTCAAGTGGTTCTAAATCATTTAAGCTTTTTATGTAATCGCTGTGGTCTAAGTGATTTAAAAGCAAATTACAATTTAGTATATAACTATACTGTTCGAAATCATTAGCAATAACATAAGATGTTTTTCCATTAAAATGATTTCCAACAGCACCAGTTCCAGCAAATAGGTCAAAGAAAACTTTATTTGAAATATCTCCAACAGCTTCTTTTATTGAGTTTTCCAAGAATGGTAATAGAGAAAGTTTGCTTCCTATATAATTCATCCGCCAATCCTCTTAGCCATTCTTTTAATCTTAAAATCACTATCTGTCCAGTTTGGTTGTCCAAATACAACGCTACCATTATTCTTATAAACATTCATTAAATAAAGCTTATCACTTATTATGTTTTCTTTTACGTGTTTCCAATATGATTGAAATACTGGGATGGATATTTCTTTTCCACTTTGGTCTTCTATATTTAAAAACGCCATTTCATTTCCATTCTTGTCATTAAAACTTCTAATAGAATTTACTATTACAGGAAGTTTCATAGAGCGCTCTACTACATCGTCTAATGTTGGATAGATTAAATTTGCCTCCATTAGTTTACCAATAGCACCAAGAATATTATCTGTGAATAGGGATGAAAATACTTTAACTCCAAAAAAGTTTTTTTCATATTCTACTAAATCTTCCATTATAGTTTCTAGGGCAGGAAGAGAGCCTACAATCATTTCAGCTTCACCATAAATTGCTTTTAACTTTTCTTCTAATTTATTAGATTTTTTCTTTTCCCAAAATACTTTTATTGTTTGTAATAGTTTCTTTCTATTTTTATCTTGCCAATCAAAACACCCAACAGATATTAGGGCCTCAAGAACTTTACTTGTCATAGTTCTTCCCCTAGTTCTGATGTAGAAGTCAACAAGAGATTTAAACTCACCTGCCTCTCTTGCTTCCATTATAGTAGCTACTGCTTTTTCTCCAACAAATTTAATATCATTCAAACCAAATCTAATTTTATCTGTTCCCTCTGGTCTAAAATTAAGTGATGATTTATTAATATCAGGTGGGATTATTTCTATACCTTGTTTGCGTACAGAGTTTATTCTATCCATTAGATATTTATCTCTATCCATTTCGTAAGTAAGAACTGATGAATAGAAATATTCTCTAAAGTAATATGATAGATAAAGTGTTATGAGCGCTATATAAGAATAACTTGTTGCGTGAGAATTTGAAGCTGCTATGCCATTAACACAAAGAGTATGATTAGGGGCCTTCATTTCAACATTATAAGTTCTTTTTTCACCGAGACTTATTATTGAAGTAATTTCACTTTCTTCTATTGGTAATCCTTTTTCATTTTTTCTAACTCTTCCTAAAGCATAGTCAAATTTTTTATGGCAACTACTACAACACATAAGAAGATTAGAGATTCCATTATTTCTTCTATCTCCATCTTTGTGATGGCATTCTAATCTTTTTTTTGCTTTACCACATTTCTGACAAAAACCATAAGAATCTTTTATAAGAATATTTCTATTGTTTACAAATTTAATATATTCACCATTAATGTAACCAGAATTTTTTTCTCCATTTAAAAATCCCTCATGTGAATATTTTTTAAATGGTCTATTTTTAGAAGTAAAATCACTAAAATTATTTTTTGTTTCTTGTTTATACTCACCCAATGAATATAAAATATCAAATATTTTAAGCCCTACATCTATACTTTTATATCCATCTTTTGTTGGAAATTTATGATTACTAGTTACATCTATAAATTTACCATTCTTTAATGTTATTCTAAAAACTTCTCGCTCTCCTTCAAAATTAATATCTATTATTTCATTTAAACAAAACTTTCCATTTGTGATAGAATAAGCATTTCCGTAACCATAATTATTATATTTTTTATTTAAATCTTTATGCCCATTTTCTTTTGCCCAAGCTTTATCATTTTTAGTAAGCCACATTTCTTCAATTGAGGGAGACCATCTTGCTCTATTATCTCTATTTATTTTACAGTCCCCAGAAAAACACTTATTAAAACTATAGCCCGAGAAGGCTTGAAGGTCTTGAGAAATTTTAGTAGCCATAGCTTCATCAATACCAAGCTTCGCAGCACCTCTAATGAATTTCTTTACAACCTTATTCCAAGCTTTCATATCGTCTTCAGCTTTCTCAGCCTTACTAAGTTTCTTCATAAGACCACGAACAGTATCAGCCTCATCAAGAGTAAATCCACCTATCTTGTGAAAGGTTTCAATAATCTGTTCTTGATAGAGAAATGTGTAATGACTTTCTTCAAGTATGTCTTCTACTATTTTTGGATATGGGGAAGTTTTACTTTCTTTTCTTTCTACATAGAAAGGAGCACAAGTTTCAAGAGGACCTGGACGAGCCATACTAACAAGCGCCACGATTTCGCTAAAATTTTTTGGTTGTACTTCATCGCATAATCTTTCAGCAGTATTACCATTTAACTGAAATATGCCAATCTTATTTGGATTATTAGCTTCCAAATATAAGTTCTTATCATCTTCATCAAGCTTATAAATCCAATTCTCTAAGTCTGTTTTGGTACATTCTTTCAAAATCGTTATCATCCATTCCCTCTTTCCAATAAATAATTTTATTATATTGTTTTTTAAAACATAGTATTTTAGTAAAAGCGTGTTCACTTATAAAACTTTGAACTTCTTTAACTTGTTCTTCTATAAAATCATCTTCATCTCTATTTAACCAATCACTATCTAGTGCTTCACAAAAAAGACAATGTAGAGCTATAAACTTTATTCTTGGAGAAACCATTCTAATTCTTTCTTTAGCTATGTCATTCATACGCTTCTACATATTTATTAGTAACACTCTCATCTTTATAAACCTCAAAGTCAACCAAATCAAATGGCATAAAATATGCTATCTTTTTCCTATTGCCTTCCTTCCTTAAAATCTCAAGTATTCTAAATGTTGAGTTCTTCCATATAAAACTGAATATGTTTTTTGTTCCATCAACTTTCCCTTGGTCTATTTTCTTGAAGAAGTTTTCAGCACACTCCTGTTTCATATCAGCAAGTATCTCAGGATTATATACACTATAGTTCTTCATTAAAATGAACTCTGATATCTTATATACTTTATCAAAAACATATTCCCAATCTTCTCTTACAAACCTAGCTTTAAGCTCTTCCTTATCTATATCTAGCATCACACCTCCGTAAAACTATTTTACTATTCAGGAAATTTTATGTCAAGTAATGTGGAAAGTAACTGAAAATCTTTGTGTAGTTTTCCCACTTCAAATCCTACTTTAGTTGCATTTAATTCTACATCTTCAAGATATTCTTCAAGAGCGTTTAACGCTTTTTGCATATAACCAGCTGTTTCACTTATCAACTCTTCTGTTTTCTTGTTTGATATCATAATTTAATTCTCCCTGTATAATCTTTTAATCTTTCATATTTTCTTTTTGATTCACTCCACATGTGATCCACTCTAATGTCTGTTCCCCAGTGATTATTTATTGTTAAATACTCCATATCTGAAGTCGTCTCTGTCGCAGAGATAACTGTAGTACAATTATTTCTTAATAATATTCGCATATCAACATCTTTTAAGTTTGATAAAAATAAAAACCCTAAAGCTCTAAGCTTTGGATTTCCTCTATATTTTAATACGGGCGTTGCTAAACCCTTACAATTTGGCACTTACGCTTTGCCCTCCTTCTATTTTTCATTGTTTCAATTCTTCCAGTAGAAGAAAAATCATAATCATAAAAATAAACATTATAATAAATCCTATCATAATTTTTGTCATTATAAACATCATGCTTTTCTGGTTCTTCATATAAAAAAATTCTCATATATTTATATGATGTTCCAATATTTTCTGATGCTCTATATCCAGCTGTAAATAATATTCCAAGTGTTTTAAGCTTATCATTTACATTAATATAATCTGTTTTCTTTTTCTCATATTGTGGATTTCTCTTATGTCCTCTAAAACTCATAATTTTCCAATCTCCTTATCCAGATAGCTTTGTGGAACTACCTCATATAAATTATATTCATTTATTAAATTTTCATCAAGTGTATTTGTTTTTTTTAAATTTTCTTTTGCTAACAATAATCTTAAATTCTTTAAAGACCAACAATTTTTTATATCTTCTATTAATGTATAATTATATAAAGATTTTGGAATAATATGGTCTATATGAAGTTTTCCAGATAAGTAATCTTCCCAAGTGTATTCATTTGGCATTGTATTTAATAAATGTTCTTTTAACTCTTTTAATGAATAACCAAGTATGTCTTTCCAACTTTTGCCATTTTTTTCTCCTCTTAGCCAAAACCAAAGTTTTGTAGAAATAGAATGATTTATTTTTCCATCTACAGTAGATAAATATTTCTTTTGATATTTTTTTTTATAACATAGATATCGTTCTCTGTTTTCTTTCTTCCAATTTTTATTATATTCTATATAATAATCTTTATTCTTCATATCCCATTCTTTCTTTTTTTCCTTAAAATATTCTTTATTTTTTTCACGATATTCTTTATTATAATCACTATAATATTCTTTATTATTTATTCTATTTTGCTTTGCTTTTTCTCTTTCTTTTTCTTTATTTCTTTCATAATAATTTCTTCTTTTCGCTTTACTACATTCTTTACATCTATATTTTTCATTTTTGTAAAAATTTTTTTCATTAGTTTCTCCACAAGTAGCACATTTCATTTAATAGCCTCCTTATTATGGAACTATCTTTACAACTACATCAAAATTTTTTTATTTCTTTATCAAGGTAAGATTCTGGTATAATTTTACGGACTCCATCCTCATCTATAAGAAATAACTTTTCATCTATCATATTTATTGCATTCCTTATGACATCAAGAATAGTTATTGCGAGTATATCAAACTTTACAACACCCACTTCATCCAGAACTTGCTCTTGGCTACTCTCAGGAAACGCCGTAACAACTTCCCCCGTAACCCTATCAACTGGAATTCTATTATAAACACTCTCATCCAGTATAATAACCCCACCTGCATGTTTTCCCCCTTGTCTAATTTTATTAACAAAGTGTGGAGCCATATCTAATATTAATTTATGTTTTGTATAAAACTGGTAAATGTCTGGAATGTTTTCTTTAATGTTTTTTAAATTGTCTTCCCAAGATAAATCAGCATCTAATGCTTTAGTAAATTTATTTGATTCTGTATAATCTACTTTATACACTCTCAATAAATCTTTTGCTGCTGCTTTTATACCAAGGCGATTAAATGTTCCTACGTGAAGAACTCTATCTTCACCATACTTATCAAATAAATATTCTTGAATTTTCTGTTTCCCAATTGGATCAAAATCTAAATCTATATCAACTCCGCCAGAGCTTCCAGATTTTACAAATTTATAATCCCACTCTTCGTTTGTTATTTCGCTTGTTATTCCCATTAAGAATGGAATAACATACCGAGTTTTAACTTTACTATAGTTCTCTTTTAAGTGTTCATAAAGATTAATTCCATTATCGTAAAAACGCCTTGCGTATATAAGTTCTTTCTTATATTTCTTTTTATGCTCGTCTGGTAAAAAAGACTTTGCCTTCTCATCTAAGAAGGACTTAAACTCTTTAAAAGTTTCCATATTTTATTATAGCATTTCCATTCTTTTTAAGCAAATCTATCCAGTATAATCAATTACTAAATCTGGACTTCTACTCTCACTCATAAATCTTTCAAATAGTAATCCTCTTTTTATTGGATCTAAATTATGGATTTCAAGTGCATATGCTAATAAGCTTCCTCCTACTGAACCCCTTCCAAATCTTCCGTATATATTTTCTTTTATTGAGTATTGAGTTATATCTTCTACTATAAGAAAATAACTTGAAAAGCCTTTTCTTATTATTATTTCTAATTCTTTAGTTAATTGCTTTTGATATTCTACTGGAACTTCTTTATAGTTATCAACACCAAATCTTTTTGCCAATCCCTCTTTACCTTTTTTAATAAGAAGCGCATCATCATTATCAGATACTTTAGGAAGAAATATTTTCTTTCTGTCTGGGATTAAAAAATTACATTTTTGTGCGATTTCTACTGAAGAGCTGCACCAAGAAATAATGTCATCTTCCGAATAATTGAACTCAAACTTTTTATTAAATTCAAGGTAATCTTTTACATCATGATAATAAAGGTGTTTACTTTCAAGTTCAAATTTAAGATTATCTATTGTTGCTTTATCTCTTATAGCGATAGCTAATGTTTGTAGCTTATCTTGTCCTGGCTCAAGGTAATGAACATCACCAGTCATTACAATTGGAATGCTATGTTCATTAGCCATTCTAATCATAAACTCATTTACTATCTTTTGTTCCTCAAGTTCGTTTAATTGTATCTCGGTATAAAAATCATCTTTGAATTCTTCTACCATTCTTTTATATAGTTTCTTTGCTACATCTTCTTTTCCACCAAGTAATAATCTTGCGACAGGATTTGCCATACACCCTGTTCCTATAACTAATCCTTCTTTATGGGCGAATAGTTCTTCAAGAAGTATTCTTGGTGAATAATAAAAATGTTCAGTATTACTCATGCTCATATAATTTAATTTTAATAAATTATTATACCCAATAGCATTTTTAACTAGGATTATAATATGTTGTGTTTTAGTTCTCTGACGCTTACCTTTTTCATCAAATACTTCAAGCTCTGGAGTTAGATATGCCTCTACCCCAAATATAGGTTTTACATTATATTTTAGACATTGAGTTTGATGCTCCCAAAAACTACTTATTCTTCCGTGGTCTGTAGTTGCTAAAGCTGAATGATTTAATTCCATAGCTCGTTGAGCATAATCTTCCGGTCCTGCTATGGCATCTAATCTAGATCCTATATGTGAATGAACATGAAGATGTACGAAGCTCAAAATATAGGCCCCCTTTGTCTATTTAAAAGTCCCTTTTCAGATCCAAGTCCATTTAAGTTGTATCTGTATACAGACTCACCTGGGTGTGTTCTTTTGTCCATTGCTGTAACCTCTAATATATAAAGAGAGACAAGATTAAAATCTAATAACTCATCATCCATCTCAATAAAATGTTTAAATATTTTACCAAGAAACCATAATTTTCTATTTATTATTTTCTCTGGTTTATAGTAAGTTAAAGTATTGTCTTCTATCATTAATCTAATATAATACTTTACATATTTTTTGTCAATTAAACATCAGTAAAGATAAACTCGTATACTAACGGAGATATAATGAATATAAATATGTTATTAGAGGAAGCACCATTTAATCTTGAAGGAAATAGGGTTAAGTCGGTTGGCAGAAACTTTGATAAAGCCCAAAAAATGTTGAATACAGCAGATAAAAAAGAAATGGAAAAGCTTAAAACTGATAAAGCTTTTGTCGGCTCCGATAGAGGTGAAGCACTTTTAACTGCTTTAAATATTATGGCTAAAATAGGTCATAAAATGGGTAGTGGATATGGAGCAGATAAAATAGATGCCGCTAATCAAATGTTAGGAAAATTAAACACTGGATTTCCAGATGATAAAAAAGAACTAACTGCTGATCCTTTTTATAAAAAATCAAGAAAGGCCTTTAATGATGTTCATGAGAGACAAAATCCAGGGGCAGAAGTAAAAAAAGAAAAAATCCCGGATGAAAAAATCGCACAAAAAAAACCAGAAAATACACCCGGGCCGGCCGCTGAAATTGCACAAAAAGAACCTGAAGATGAAACACCTGAAACTGAAGGACCAGAAGTTAAGGAGCCTACATATGATACAACTGATGAACCAAGAACAATGAGTGAACTAAAAGACCTAAAAGCAAGAACCGAAGCTAAAATACAAGAAAAAATAAAGAATGCAGAAAATGATAAATCTGTTGGTGGTAAGATGAGATTTGCTAATACAGAAAGAGTATTAAAGTCTTATCAAAATAATATGGATAAGCTTATTAGAAAGGCTAATGCTGGTCCTGTGAATGCAAGGGATGCATTCACCAAAGCTGATTCAAAATCAAAGATTGCAGAAATAGATGCTACTAAAGCTGGCCTTAAGGGTGCAGTTGGTAGAACAATAATGAAGGGAAAAGAAATGGCGACTGCTGTGAAGCAAGCAGGACAAAAAGTAGCTGGGCTTCCAGGTAAGTTTCAAGGAACAGAAACAGCTAAGAAAATTTCTGATACTTATAAGAAAGTAAGTGGAAATATTAAACAAGCAACTGAGAAAGGATTAGAAACAGCTTTAGACAAAGAAAATAAATCTTCTGAAACCAAACCAATTAAGACTACTATTGATAACTTAAAAACTAAAACTTCTGATGCTATTGGTAAGGCAAAAGAAACAACAAAGAAAGTTTTAGGCACAGCTAAAGAATTGGGTACAGAAGTTAAAACTGGTACTGAGATGGCTGTAGATGCAACTAAGAAGGCTGCTATGAAGGGAGTTGAAGCTGTTAAGCAAGCTATACCTAAGAAGAAAGAAAAAATAGAAAGACCGCCAGAAGGTATTACAATAAAGCCATCTACACAAGAAAATCTTTCTCCAGGCGAAGAAGAAAAACAAAAAGAAAAGTTTAGAGAAGTAGCTAGAAAAGCTAAAAAAAGAAAAATTGCTACTTCTATTAAACCTGTTCGTGGCGTAAGAAGAATTAGTTAGAAGAAAAATTTCCTATAGAAGAATCACCCTTATCGAAACCAATGTCGTCTGGTATAACTTCATCCTCATCTCTATCAATAGGAAATTCCATCATATCGTCCTGATTTTCTCCTATCATTGCTGAAACAGCACTTAGATCCAAGGTAATAAATCCATTAGTTATAACTCCATTATTAGACAAGTTAAGTAGAACTTTTTTCTTCTCTTCATCTGGCTCTAGTTGTGCTTTAGTATGAGCAAACCAAGTATCACGAAAAAGATTGAACATATGAGATACTTGAAATATAAAACCATTCTTTAATATAATAGTTCCCTTACTATCATTATATTCTTCTTGTATCCGTTCACGTTCAACAAGTTCGTTAAAATATTCTAACACTTCCCATTTTTTTTCTTCCATGTTTTTACCTTGTCGTAAGCCTACTGAAACCTTCTGAATCTTTACTAAGAGTTATTTGATTAGCAAAGTTTTCTTTATACTCATCTCTATGAGAAATAACTATAATAGAATTATCTTCTGATAGATTATTTATGATATTAAGAACTGATTCAACTCCACTAGAATCAAGGTTCATATCTAAAATCTCATCAAAGATTAAAAGATTTACTGATGATGAAAAAAATGTTTTTACTACCATAAATAATGAAAATGCTATTGCTAGTTCAAGTCTTGTCTTCTCTCCAGATGAAAATGTAGTAAAAGATACAGGAATATCATTTACTGTTATTTCTTCTTCCAAATCCTTACTAAAATTAATCACAGTATCGCTATCAAAAAAGAATGGAAGATAAAAATTCACTTTTTCATTAAATACATGAAGCATGTTGTCTATTATATATTTTTTAACACCTATACTCTTATTAGAGAATAGTTGCTGAAGAACATCATAGTGATTATCTCTTTCTGTTATTTCAGCAATCTTCTTATCTATCTTTTTCAATAAGGCTATTATCTTGGAAATTTTAGATTCCAGTTTACCAACATAACTTTTATCATATGTAGATATAGCCTGCGCGTTTATAACCTTAACTTCATTTTCTATTTCAGTTATTCTTTCATTATACTTATCAGTATTGTCCCTAATGCTTTTTAAGTAATCTGTATTATAAGCGGAGTTTTCTATTTCCTTCTCATTAATAAGAAGAGAAGTAATTTCTATTACATTTTCTTTGACTCCATCATTTACTTCTTCATTGTGAATTATTTCTTGTTCTTTAAGCTTAACATCACTTTGTTTTTCTTCAATTCTTTTTCTAAGGGCATTTAAATAATCATCATTATATTTTGAAGGTGTTTTTAAGTCTTCAAGTTTAGAATTAGTATCTCTTATTTTATCTACTGTATCTCTATTGCTTTCTATTGCTCCATATTTTTCTACATCTAGTTTATCTATAGACTCTTCTATTGTATTATTAAGTTGTTTCTTTTTTACTATAAGTTTTTGAGTAAGATCTATTTCAACCTTTTGCCCACAAGTAGGACATTTTTCTGCGTTCTCTTCTAGTTCTTTTATGTTTTTTTCTATTTCCGTTTTACGTATTTCTAGTTTACTTATTTCATCTCTTATTTTATCTATATCTATAATAGATGATGTTAGCATTTGAATTTGAGTTTCTACATTAATATTATTTTGTTTTATTCTTTCATGTTCACTATTCTTTTTCTTCTCTTCTTCTACATCAATTTCTAATAGTTCGCTTAATTCGTTTTTCATTATTGTTAAAGTGTTTACTATAATGTCTATGTCTTTTAGTTGAAGTAGTTCTTTACTTATTTTTTCGTTTATTATTTTATTTTGTTTTTTTACTTCATCTATTCTTTCGTTTTTTGTTAGCTCTTCATCTACATTTATATGACTGATTGTTTCTAAGTCTTTTTTTATTCTATCTGTTTCTACTATTAGTATTTCTTTCTTTTCTTTAAATTCTCTTAATTTGTTTTTTACTTTTTCTTTGTAGTCTGTTATTGTATTGTTTGTAAATTCTATTTCGTGCTTGCTTTTTTCTTTTTCTAGAGTACTTTCATCTAGTTCGGATCTGATAGGTTTTCTCATTTCTTTTATGATATTGTGATAAAGCTGTATCTCTTTTAGGGATAAAATGTTTTCAAATATCCTTAACCTATCAGACGGCTTTGACCTAAGAAATGAGATGTAAAGTTCGCTTGAGAATATAATACTAGACACCATAGCATTATAATTTATTTCTATTATATCAAGTATTAAAGCTTGTACTTCATTAGCTGTTCTTGGTGATATATTTTCTTTATCTCTAAACACAAGAACGCTATTTTTATGAATCTCGTGATTACGATATCTTATGATACTATAATTAATGTCACCTATGTCAAAATTAACCTCCACCTTACAATTTATTTTTGTTTTTCTATTTATTATTTCATCTACATTAGAAAGACTTTTTCCATATAATGCCCAGATTATAGCATCAACAAAAGTTGTTTTACCGGAGTTATGGACGATGATACCATTAGCAGAAAAGTTTCTATATGGTTCTTCACAAACTATATCATATGTTTTTTCTTTTCCTATTTTTATTATAGATTTAATTTTTTTATATTCAGGGGAGAAATTGCCAAAATTTTTATAAGAACTTTCACCATGTTTAAGTAAATGTTCTTTTTTTGTTAAAAGTTTTAAATTTAAAATACTATTATTAAAATGATTACTGTCCATGTGATGAATATCATAAATATTTGTGTCAAATGCTTTCAAAACACTTGATTTTATTTCATCATTTCTCAAAATATAAATATATTCTTCTAAACTTAAGCCATTTTCATTTGCTTCAAAGATAAGTCTATGAATTGGTAATCTATAATAAGTTTTATAAGAATTAATTTTTGAATCCCAAGTTTCTTTTTTAGAAAATTTATGATATTTTATTCCATATATTTCTTTATCTATAATTTTTTCTGTTTTTTCATTATTCTTTATTGGATTTATTTCATCAATCATGATACTAAAAAGTTCATTTAGTTCGTTAAGTCTTTTCCAACCATCAATTGTTAAAAACTTATGATCTTCTGTAGCTTTTATTTGTTTTTCATCTTCTGTTGTAAGAAGATAAACTTCTTTTTCTCCACTATAAACAATATCTTTTATTTTATGTAATGAAATTTCACTGTCTTCTTTTTTATAAGCTCTAATATATGTTGGTTCTGACTTATCCCATTCTCCACTAGAACCTTGATATGTTATTCCATTCCAACTTTTATAAGCTTTTTCTATTGTTTTTTTAAATCCTTTTTTACATCTATTAAAACTAACAATTGTTTCTCCAGAGAGACAACCATTTTCTCCAAGTAGAAGACGAGATTCATTTACATTTAATGGAACACGAGTCTCGTAATCTCCATAACTCTTAAAATTTTTTATTTCACACCAATTAAATATCATTTATTGCTATTCCTAAAAATTTCACTTTTTAATATCTTAAGTTTTTTTCCATAATTTCTTACAGTATCTATAAACATTCCATCTTCACCATAAGAGACTGTTTTTATAATAGGATTAATAGTTGTTCGTATTGACCGAAAAAATAATCTATATTTAGTTTTTTCTTTAGAATGATTTTCAATAAAAACATAATCTTCGTTTATAATACTTCCATTAAATAGCCTACCAATAATACATAATTTGGGATTCATGTACCATCCTTCCAGTTGTGGACTGTAATGCTATCTTTTTTAGCAGAGATTAAATAAGTTCCAATAACTTCTTCAAAACGATAATCAAAAAATGGAAAAGTAATTTCTTTAATCCGCAGTTCAAGAAAGCCATCTCCTTCAATAAAATTATAGTCATTTGAAACCATTTCTTTAGAAAACATTGCTCCAAGAAGCATTAGTTTTTTATTTTGTTTAGTAGTCATTATACCACCTCTTCTAAAACTTTGTCAAAAATTTCTAGGAGCTTACTATTATCTATTCCTTTCTCTTGAACCTTACCAATATACTCTCTTATTATATCCTTAGTAGAAGAGTCATTATTTATTTTCTTCTTCTCATTAAGAATCATTTCTTCTTTCTTTTCAAAGAAAGGCCTAACTTCTATTGCTCCTCTGTCAATGAGAATTTTCTTAAGCTTAATGAAGTTCTCTATCTTCTCTTCTATATGAACTCCAACAAACTTATTCTTTGGATCAAATGATTTAAAATCTTGAATATCTATTTTAGTATAAGTTGGAGCACCTTTATATGGAATAAACTCCCATCCTTCATCAATAGCATCAAATACTACAAATCCTTTTTCTATTCCAATCTCACCATAGTTTAGTTGTATTGGAGAGCCAACATAAACTATATTTCGTTGAGCCTGAAACCTGTGAAAGTGTCCAGTGAATACAAGTGAATATTCGCTGAAAAGTGCTTTCTCAAATGCGTGTTTCTCGGTTGAGTGATAAGCATTATCAAAATTAAAATCAGCTATTGGAACGTGAGTAAACAATATTCCTTCATGATTTTGAATATCTTCTTCTTTCTTTGTATAAGGAAGATAGTTAAAATTTCCCCTTCCTGGTTTATACTCTGCTTCTTTAATCACTTGTCCAAGAGGACTAAATGTTTCTACTACGCTATCATTATTTACACTATATATATCGTGGTTCCCAAGAATAAAAGTAAAGTTTATTCCCTCATTTTTCATTTGTAAAAACTTCATAAAGAGTGGAACAAATGCTTCATTTTTAATATTAGAAGATTTATCAAATATATCTCCCATTACTATAATAAATTCTATAGCATTTTCTTTACAGTATTCTCTGAGATAATCTAAATAATCTAATATTATATTTGTGGTGATTCCTTTCTTGACGTGAAAATCCCCCGTGAGACAAATACGGCTCATAAAATTGTTTTCTCCAATATTTTATCTATATTTTTAAATTCCCAATATGGAATTCTTATTGAATTTATATTGTTTTTAATAATAAAATCATTTCTTATTTTATCGTGATTTTTTATTTTTTTCAATCCTTCATCCCCACCCCAAGGTTCTATTGGAATAAAATGTTGCCTTCCATCATATTCTATAGTTGTATTACTTTCTGATAAATAAAAATCAAAAGGAAGTTTTCTTATGTTTTTACAATCATCAAATAATTTTTGATACTCAAATTTAATATTATTTTCTTCTAAAAACCATTTAATTTTTTCTTCTCCATTAGACATTCTACATTTACCACAAGTATTTCCCTGTAGATGGTTATCTGGCCTTTGCCAAAAAGAACCATGTACTGGGCAAATTATTTCTACCTTTATTTTATTTCCTTTATATTCAACTTTACTATAATCATATTTATTTCCATGAATTTTAATTGCTTTATTTGAAAAAATTTCTTTTGTATGTTTCTCTGACCCATTACACTTAAAACAATTTCGTCCACTTAAATGACTA